TACCCCGTCGGAAACAAATGGCAATATACTAGGCGGCGGTTCGGGCTACCTCGAAGGCGGTGTGAGAGGCATGGTAGGACAGTATCCTAAGCAGAGCGGATCGCGTTTTCAACTAGAGCAAAACGAAGTAGCAGTAAACGCGGAACATGTGCTGCATCTCAGCCTTTCAGAAGGACTAGACAGCAACTATCCATTTGGCAATTCTCTTTTAGAAACCATATTCAAAGTCTACAAACAGAAAGAACTGCTTGAAGACGCTATCATAATCTATCGTGTGCAGCGTGCGCCAGAACGCAGAGTATTTTATGTAGACGTCGGCGGCATGCCATCTCACTTGGCAATGCAGTTTGTTGAAAGAGTAAAAACAGAAATACATCAGAGAAGAATTCCTTCTGCAACAGGCGGCGGCGCTAACGTAATCGACTCTGCATACAATCCACTAAGTGTTAACGAAGACTACTTCTTTCCGCAGACAGCAGAAGGTAGAGGATCAAAAGTTGAAACACTGCCAGGCGGTACAAACCTTGGTGAGATAGATGACTTGAGATATTTCACTAACAAACTCGTGCGCGGTCTCCGCATACCTTCTTCTTATCTTCCAACAGGTGCAGAAGACGGTGCTACTTCTTATAACGATGGCAGAGTAGGTACAGCATATATTCAAGAATTGCGTTTCAATACCTACTGCGAAAGACTACAAGGTTTACTGATAGAAGGGTTTAACGAAGAGTTCAAACGCTACCTACTAGAAAAAGGTGTAAACATTGACACCAACATGTTTGATTTAGAGTTTGAACCACCGCAGAACTTTGCGTCATACAGACAAGCAGAACTTGATAATTCGCGTGTGCCTACATTTACGCAGATGTCAGCAATTCCTTATATTTCTAATAGATTTGCCCTCAAACGCTTCTTAGGCCTTACTGACGAAGAACTTGCTGAGAATGAAAAACTCTGGCGTGAAGAAAACGAAGAAGAAGTAGAAGCTGCTCCGGCAGATGCTGCTGCAGAAATGCGCGGCGCAGGCATTAGTTCTGCAGGCATAGCAGATGATGCAGGCGGCCTAGAAGATGAAGCGCCGACGGAAGGCGGAGAAGACGGCGGCGACGCCGAAGGTGTCGACACAGCAACCGACACCGGACTAGGCGACGAAACAGGCGCACAACCACCCGAAGGCGGATCTCCCTCACCGTAATAAATACTTCCATGATACTTAGAGAAATCTTTTACTTTGATAGACAAACGGTTGAGCCGAATCAGGACGACCGTTATGATCCAGTCTATGACGACAGCATTGTTTCTATGGACGATACAAGAACAACTAGACTCACTCTAAGACAGATCAACAGAGCAAGAAAATCTGCAGAATTACACACGCAGGAAAAAAACAAAGAACTAGACTTTGTACGCTCAATGTATGGTATTGCCGCTCAGGGAGAGGAAGGCGCTATCTAAATGGCCAAAATTGACAAGAGTCAATATACAAAAGCAGAATGGCGCATAATTAAAGAACAACGGCGCCAAGAAAAACTGCAAAAATCTTATACTTCTCTCAACGAACCAGTAAAATCTTTTCAAGCCGAACCAGCACCAAAACAGTGTGCGTTTGTTTTAGGCAACGGCACAAGTCGTAAAGGCATAGAAGTAAACAAATTACAACAGCAAGGCAAAGTTTACGGCTGTAACGCATTATATCGCACACATGAACCTGACTATCTTGTTGCTGTAGATGTAAAAATGGTAGCAGAAATTGCCAAAAGCGGCTATCAGCACCGACACGAAGTATGGACTAACCCCAACAGATCCTTTTCTAAATTTCACAATCTTAACTTTTTTCATCCTGCAAAAGGCTGGAGTTCAGGACCTACCGCGCTATGGCTTGCTAGTCAGCACGATTATAAAACTATTTTTATTCTCGGTTTTGACTACAAAGGAATAGATGACGGGAAAAAATTCAATAACGTATATGCTGATACTATGAATTACAAAAAGTCAAGAGACAGTGCTACCTTTTTTGGAAACTGGCTAAGACAAACCAAAACTGTTATAAAAGATCATCCTCATATCCAGTTTAAAAGAGTAATAACAGCAGATAATTACTGTCCTGAAGAACTAAATAGATTTGACAATTTTAAAACAATTCGTCGAGAAGATTTCGAAAAAATCTTCAATTTAAAGTAATTCCTCACCAAAACGGCTCGTTTTGAGCCTGATTCCCCACGGTTTTTGTGCTGTAATGTAAATAATACTGACAGCCTTACCATAGGTACGACATTTACAGGAGTTATACAAATGGCCAACCCAAACAAATTTGAAGAAATGCTGGAACGTCTAATCAATGAAGACAAAGCCGGCGCAGAAGAACTTTTCCATGAGATCGTAGTTGAAAAATCACGTTCAATCTACGAAAACCTACTTGCTGATGAAGAAGTAGAAGAAGCCGAAGATCACGACGAAGAAATGGACGATGACGACGAAGAGACAAAAGAAGGCTCCTACGGCAAGAAAAAGAAAATGAAGAAAGAAGAGGACGAAGTTTCAGAAGACTTTGACCTTGACGAATTTGAAGTCGAAGGCGGCATGAACATGATGGCCCAAGACGAAGATCCTACTGACGATCCAATGGCTGCTATGGGCGGCGACGAAACCGACGATCTCGAAATGGACGTCGACATGGACGACGAAGGTGAGGACGGCGAAGAAGGCGAAGTTGAAGATCGCGTAGAAGACCTCGAAGACGCACTAGATGAGTTAAAGGCAGAATTTGAAAAAATGATGTCAGATGAAGACAGTGACGAAGACGGCGAAGACGACGACGCTGAAATGGACATGGACGACGAAGGCGAAGAAGACGACGCTGAAATGGACATGGATGACGAAGGCAACGAAGAAAAAGAAGAATCATACGTTGATCCTACTGACCAAGTTGCTACTATGAGAGAATATGTGGAAAAAGTAACTGCCAAAATGGGTGACGACGGTGCTAACACACAGTCAACAGTTGCTGGTCCAAACGACATGGGCGGAACTGCTGAAAACATTGCACAGGATGACGTTGAAAACGGCGTTGAAGCCAATCAAGGTAATCTAAAAGGCAATGCACTAAGTGATCAAAATCCCAAAGATATGAGCACAGGCAACGTTAATGTACCAGGCGGCAAGGCTTCTAAGTCAATGAAAAATCAGCCAAAAGGACACGGCGCAGAAAAGAAAGGATCAGGTGAAAGCGGCGCAGACGCAAACTCACCAATTGGTTCTAAATAGGACGATAGAGGATGAAAACTCTTAGAGAACAACTATCATACGATCAAGCAGAGATCGTTGTTGAAAATGCCAACGAAGGCAAAGACCTTTATATGAAAGGAATTTGCATTCAAGGTGATGTGCGCAACGCAAACCAGCGCGTATATCCTGTAAATGAGATTGGCAGGGCTGTCAAAACACTCAACGATCAGATTAGTGGCGGATATAGTGTTCTCGGAGAAGTAGATCATCCAGAAGGACTTACTGTAAATCTTGACCGTGTGTCACACATGATAACTTCAATGTGGATGGACGGGTCAAATGGTTACGGCAAGATGAAGATATTACCAACCCCTATGGGACAACTGGTTCGCACTATGCTAGAAAGCGGTGTCAAACTTGGAGTTTCGTCTAGGGGTTCTGGTAATGTCAGTGAAGACGGCAGCAATCGTGTATCAGATTTTGAAATAATAACTGTAGATGTTGTTGCCCAACCAAGTGCTCCGGGAGCGTATCCTACGCCAATATATGAGCATCTTATGAATGCCCGGGGAGGGTATAAGGCTTATGAATTAGCACAGGCTACACGAGAAGATCCTAAGGCACAGAAATACTTGAAAGAATCGTTGGTTAATTTAATCAACAGACTCCAATAACAGGAGAAAATATATGTTGGACGCACTAAAAACACTTTTTGAAAACGACGTAGTTTCCGAAGACGTGCGTGCTCAGATTGAAGAAGCTTGGGAAGCCAAGGTCAAGGAAAAT